GGTTAATTCTCAGCTTGAAAAGACCGACATTATCAGTCGCGTGATCGTAACAATGCCAACTGGCTATAAATTTGCGGATGGTAAATTTGTTTACACCGCACCAGCACCAGAACCAGTATTGGAAATCATAGAATAATGCACGAACACAGCGCAACATATAACATAGTGAACGGTCTTATCGGCATTGCCGCATCCTCCTTGGGTGTCATTACTCAGTTCCAAGAACAACTAGACTGGGCTTTGAAAACATCTTCGACAATACTTCTGATTTGCGTTTCCATTGTCACCCTCTGCAATCTTTTACGGAAAAAGAAATGAATACTGATGACTACATGACAATCATAAAAGCCACAGCAACGCTTTTCGCACTTGTCGTAGTATGGAACATATTTAAGGCAAATTTCACAGATTAAAAATATGAAGAACTGGAAAACAACATTACTGGGCGCGATTGGCGCGGCACTCACTGCAATCACCATCTACATCCAAAGTGGTGGGGACTTAGCTGACTGGAAACTCTACGCTCTGCCAGTCTTGGTAGCAGTCTTTGGGTATGTGTCCAAGGATGCTGGCATCACTGGCACGGGAATTTAACCACAGAACGTCATGAAAAAAACATACTCACTTCTCTACTTCCTCATCTGTGCGCTCAGTGTGCTGTGCTGGTCATCATGCACACTCTCTGTCTCACCAGATGGCACACGCACATATGGTGTTGATGCCAACACTGCCATTGAGATCCTCAACAACAAATGAAAACACTCTCAGAACATCTCTCAGCAGTGGCAATTGCTGAGATTGGAGTGAAGGAGATTGGATCATCGAACACTGGCAAAAGGGTGCAGCAATACCAAGACAGCACATCGTTGGGTGGCACTGGTTGGTATTGGTGTGCCGCATACATCTGCTGGTGTGTGCAACAGGCAATTGTGCTGTGGGAGAAGGAGCATGGCACCAAGGTCACATTCAACAGACCCATCACACCACTTGCTTATGGATTTGATGAGTGGTCCCTCAAACAGGACAGCAGCACCAAGACCAGACGGTCACACACTGGTGAACCGGTGGGGATCTTCTCACTCAAGACAGTCTCACACTGTGGCATTGCCATCAGCAAACCAGACAAAAATGGGTATTTTTATTCTGTGGAAGGAAACTCAAGTCTTGCCAATGCCAGAGATGGTGGTGGTGTGGTCAAACAGAGACGGCACATCTCACAGGTCAGGGATTGGGTCACATTCACAGTCTAGGTGATTGAGTTGAGGATCTTGAGATTGCGGCTGAGAACACCAAGAAAATTGTCCTGTGTGCTGTTGCGTGACTCCAGCACTGACACCACCACATCATCCAGTGTGCCGTCCACCAGCAGCCGGAAGATCTGCGTAGGGTGCTTCTGTCCAGTTCTGGCTAGTCTGGCATTGGTCTGATTGTATTCTTCGGTGGAGAATGGCAGGGTGACCCAGACTATTCTGCTGCCACCACTCTGCATATTCAACCCATGACTGATGGACAGTGGGTGTGCCACTAGCATGGGGATCTTGCCACTGTTCCAATCACCCAGCAGATCAGAATGAAATGCTTTCGCCTGAGGAAATGCTGCAAGGATCCGCTCACGTTCATGGATGTATCGGATCACCACCAACATGGGTGCATTCTCACGGTCCACCAGTTTGTGCAGTGCTTTGATCTTGGCATCATGCACCTGTGTCACTGTCTTGACCTCACCGGCACCAATGTTGTAGATGTTGGCGAGTGAGTCAGCATAGACGGCACCACTGAGCATCTGCTGGAGCTTGCCAACCAGCACACCTTTGTTGACAGCAGTGACCTGTGCATCTGCCAAGGTCACAATCAGTTCTTTCTCCAGCTTCTTATACTTCACCCTCACTGCTGGTGGCAATGACACAGAGATGTCCTCCACAGTCACCGGGGGGATGTCGAGGTGATCCTCGGATCTCAGGGTCAGCACATACGACAGCAGCTTCTCCTCAATCATGCCATCACACTCTGGTCTGACCCTCCACTGACGTTCATGGAAATCAATCGGCTCAAGGTATTGTTGCTTAAAATTTCCCATGTGCTTGCCAAACATTGCACCATCATCCAGCAGTCTGATCTGGGCAAAGAGATCTTGGTGACTGTTGGGGATGGGTGTGCCGGTCAATCCCCAGTGACGTTTGAACTTGCTTCTGTATTTGCGGAAAAACTGGATCCTCTTTGACTTTGGATCTTTTGCTTTGCTGAGTTCATCCCAGACTATGGTGTCCACCGGCAGATCATCTGGATGTTTGCCGTGCAGGATCTTTCTGATGATGCCATGATCAACTGTAGTGCCATCTCTGGCAGTTCTGGGGATGTATAGACTCTCATAGTTGAGCGTGTAGATGCAAGCATCACCTCTGGACCATGCTGCCATGCCCTCTGGTGTCCTGAGTGACACTGTTCTCATCCATGAGAAGTTATGCCACTTGGCAACCTCATCCAACCATGTGAACAGTGACACACGCAGTGGCGCGATCACCAAGGCACCCTTGCAAGATCCATCTGCGATATCCTGTGAGAGTCTTGCCAGCACCATGGCAGTTTTGCCCAGACCCATGCCAGCAAACAATGCACCAATCGGGTGATCACCCAGATGGTCAATGCCGGTCTGCTGGTATGGTTTGGGTGTAAAGATCACAGTCTTGAGATGTCGAGAGGTGGCAAGGTGCCAAAGGGTGTGCGGCACATTTTGACCATCACCTCTTTTGGCATTCTGACCAAGTGTGCCAGCAGCATTTTCACAGGTGAGTGATTGGTGCTGTGCTGGAGGTAGTCAATCGCTGCGAGTATGCCAGCGGATCTGTCGGTGGTTCTGTGTTTCATTGTGTTTCTTCTGGTTGTTGGTTTTTGCATCTCCTTTTAAGATCTGCGGTGAGTTTGTAGCGTAGGGAGAAGAGAAATGCTGTGGCATCGGTGAAGTTGTCCACCCATCCCACCAGACCACCAACAGAGGTGATGAGTGCCATCTCATGCAGTTGTGCCTGTGTGGGTTTTTTCCCTGCTGTCTTGATCTCCAAGAATAGCACAATGCCACCAGAGACAAAGATCCTGTCTGGCACTGCTCGGTGTCCGGGTGATGTGAATTTTCTGGTGTAGATGCCAAGTGATTTGGCAAACTGCACAATCTTCTTTTCTAGTGCTGCCTCGGTCATAACTCAATGCTAGTGTGGTAAAGGATCTTGTGCTTCAGTTCTCTCTTGTCAATGCCGGTCATGTAGTTCAGCAACCTGTTGATGGTGTCCACTCTGGGTGCTGCATCTGTTCTGAATAATTCCAACAAGATCAGTTGCTTTGCTTCTGTTTCACTGAGCATCTCATCACGCAAAAATGGGTTGAGTGATGACCATGCCACCACTATGCCGGAGTGATTGAGCAACCCAGCATTGTGCAACTTCTGGGCAGATGCTGCACTCACTGAGCGCACACCAGTGAAGATGTTTTTATTCTTGGGCAGTGTGTTCATTGGTTGATGTGTTCGATGGTTTCTTGGATCTGTTTGAGTGCATTGTTGAGTTCATCGATGAGTGCCTCTTTGTCAGACTCATCATTGCACTCAACTGCCTCCTCAAGATGCTGGATTGCTGAAAGGATCATATCCTCAATTTTGCGTTGGTTTGGTGTCATTTTTTGTAGTGTTGAATTGTTGATCCTTCTGCTGCCAGTGGCAGACCATTTGCCCATGCTGGCATGGTGCAGAGTAGTTGACAGAGTTCTTCGTGAGTCTGTCCTTCTTGCTGTGTGCAGAGGATCTCATCATGGACGAGCATGAATGGTTGATACCCAGCACTCTCTGCTGCCAGCATACCTTCTCGCATGATGTCACCGGCACACGCTTGTGTGGCATTCTCCAGCAACTTGCCACCGTAAGTGTGGCACCATCCCCATGTGCCACCACTGTTGGGGATGATCCCCCAGAAGCGGATCTGTGAGGTCCAGAACTTGGCACTGCTTGTGACCACCTCTGCTTTGGGGTAAATCAGATGATGACCAGATGGCAACTTGATGCACAGTGCAGTGTAGTTGGCAATGGTGCTGCACGATAAGATCAGCTTGCCAACCTTGTGCTTTGTGTTGGGTGACTTGATTGCTGCCTTGGCAGCATCGTCGAGTTGCTTCCATGATGCCACCACCACAGGGTTCTCTTTTCTCCAACTGCTCACTGCACGGTCTGCAAGATCGTCAAAACAGTAGTTTGACCACTCTGCCTCGGTCTGTGGATCCTGTGTGGTCCATCCCATCTCCTTGAGATCCTTGCCATCGATGAAGTCTGCATGGCGGGGTTTATACTCAGCAATCATCTGTGGTGTTGGTGTGAACCCATAAGACTCACAGGTTGCTCTGAACTTAGGTCTGCCCATGTTGTATGAGCAACCAAGCACTGCCTGTTTGCCAATGAACCGTTCATCTTTGGTGATCTTGTTGACAGGTTTGCCAAAGATCAGAGATGCCATGATCTCATATATCAATTCATTGTTTCTGAACTTCTGCAAGGTCTTTTCTTCCCCCACCAACCATGGTGCTACTCTTGCTTCAATCGCAGCATAGTCTGCTTGGAGGATCATGCCGGTGGTGGGTTGGATAAAGTTACGGATCACAGAGATCATCACTTGAAAGAGGTCACCAAAGAGTGACTCCAACACATCAATGTTGGCACCGGCACACACACAAGCATATGCCAGATCTGAGAATGCTATCGTGGGTCTGGCGTAGTTCTGCGGCTGTATGCCTTTGCCGGTCCACCGGTGTGTTCTCTCGGCACCGTAGATCAACAGCGCACCTCGGACCCTGCCGTCTGTCTCAGCCATCTGGAGCATGGCGGGGATCTTCTTAACTGCTGCTGACCCGATCAGTGAGTAGGTGGTCAGTGCTGCCACTGCCTTTGGTGTGAGTAGGTCCACCAGTGGCGAGGTCAACCATGCGCTCACTGTGTCTGCTTGCAGATCCTGACCAGTGAATCCTTTGCCCTTTAGCCAGCACTGCATCATCTCATTTTGTGATGGGTTGAATCCCTCGGTGATGCTGACTTGCTTTGGTGCTTTTCTCATCTTGGTCACCGGGAGTGTGATCATCTCGGTGGGGTGTGCCGTCTGTGATTGGAAAATTGGGATCAGTCTGCTGGTGTATTCACCAATCAGACTCTCTGCATGATGCAGTGCATTGATCTTGAGTGGGATGCCTCGGTCATTCATTCTGAGATCTGCGTGAAAGTGTGCAGCAGTAGGGTGTGACTGCTTTGTCAGACTGACCAGTGCATGATGCACCAATCTCTCTGCCTCGACATCGCGGCGGCAGTATTCAACAAAGATCTGGAAGTCGAGTGGTGCGTCTGCTGGATAGATCCGTGTGCGAGAATCACTCTTAGTGGGTTTGCGTGGGACACAGAACTGCTGGATCAATTTGGTGCCATCTTTGTCTTTGGGCATGGGGATCTGAAGAAACTCACCAGCACCAGCAAGTGATGATGGGATTGCTGCCAGACGGCACAGTGCTGCTGTGCATCTCCACTGAGTCAGTGCCGGTGGATCAATGCCAAAGGTCTTGGCAAACAAGTGTTTGCTGATGGCAAACTCAAATTGTGCATTGTGTGACCAGATCTCTGCACCACTCTGCACTGCCTGTCTGAGCAGTGCCAGTGCATCGGTGTTGTTGTCCATGACTGACCACACCAGTGATGCCTCATCATTTTTGGCAATCGCCATGACGAGGATCTCAGCATCAAAATGTGCTGCATATTTGAATGCACCTACATCCTTGAGACTTTCTGGTGAGAATGTCTCATAGTCTAGATGATAGGTGTCTGGTGTGGTGAGCATGGAGCCGGTGGTGTGTTATGATTTAGACAGGAGGATCTCGGACTGTAGTGCCTCGACCTCGGACTGGAGTGCCTCAACTTTGCCCTGCTGGGCGAGGTTGTAAATCCCCAATTGTTCATTCAGGATCCTGTTGCCATCGTTGTCGTTTTGAACAAGGTGATGGATTGCTTTGACGTATTCTTTGATTTTCGATTCTGTGGACATAATTTCAATGATTAGAAGTTTTCAACTTCGGTTTCCTCTTCTTCCATATCCTCATCCTCAAAGGCATCCACTGTGACCTTGGCAGTGCCAAAGGACTCACCTTTGCGGAGATATTGGATTGCCTCAATCGATGCGCTGATGCCCTTCTTGCCCTCGTATTCATAGGCAAAGATGTTCAGGATCGCGTTGACGTAATCACCATTGTTTGGCATCCCAGAGGACGCTGGCAGTGGTTGACGCTTCTGATCCACAATGAGGATCCCATTAGGTGCATCTGCCACCTTGGTGCCAGCAGAGAAGAACATGGTGCTGGCATCATATCCCTCGTAGTAATCACCATCCTCGTTGACCTTAGGACCACGACTGCCAACTTGCTGGTCTGCTTTGCTGTAAGCATACATCTCCAACTTTGCTGGTGTTTTTCCCCATTTGTCTTTGCAGATGGCAGCAAGAATGACCTTCTCAAAGTCTGTGCTTGGCACTGTGACTTTCTTCTCATCGATAGTTGCCTCCACAGTGCTGTCTGCGCTGCAGATGCCAGTGAAGGTGAATTTGGGATCGCCAGTTTTTGGGGTGTATGGCTTGCGGAGATTGCTAAAGGACAATCTGACATTTTTGATTTTGACTTGCATATGTTTGGTATGTTTAATTTTGGTTAATTTGACCAGATGACAGGGTGCCATCTTTCGCCCAGAAAACCCCACCCAATTCAATGGGTGAGGTGATGCTGGTGTGTGTGTGTGCTTACACTTTGGCAAATTGTTTTGTGTATCGTGCAAAAGTTGATTTTTTGCGCTTGTCAATTGCATTTTGTAATTCACCAACTGTGCGGTGGTATTCTGGGTATTGACTCGCACCAAACCAGTTGCCATCTCTGGTGCAGGTCATTGTCACTTTGAACCACACACCAATTTGTTCTTCTGTTTTCCAATAATAACTTTTTGCATCTTCTGGTGCCACTGTGAATTCTGCTGTTGAGATGGCAATATGCAGACCAATTGATCTGCCCTTGTTGTCAAGGATGCCAAAGTCGATTTGTTCAGTGGTGACAGGTGTGACTTGTTTGATTGTAACTTTTATTTTTTTCATGGTTCTGTATGTTTGTTTTGGTTCAGTGCCGTCCGGCGGGGACAGCATACCATACACTTTTGTATGCTGTCCAGATTTATTTTCAATTATTTTTTACAGCAGAACATTTCGATGCGCTCAACCTTTCGGTGAGCGATCTTTGCTATTCGCGTGGAAGGATTCTAGTGCGTCACGGATCAGTTCTGCTTTGCGTTTGCATGAGGTCAGGCAGATTCGATCTTGCCCTCGATGGTCGCCCACTTCCCATTCATGCCACTTTTGCAGCGGGGCTAGATTTTTCAGCATGTAGCCGGGTTGAGCTATGAAGAAACGCGAGCAATGCGCGGCATGAGAGGATTTCTTCTTCGTGGTTTTTTTCGCGCTCATGTTGGTGTCGGTGTGTTCATAAACAATCCTCCTCTGCAATCTCATCCTCAAAGTTGCCAGCAGCAGTGACTCTTGCTGGTCTTGGATCTGACTCCAGCACCAGTTTTGGAGATCCTTCTGGTTGTGTGACCAGTTGGTCCCACCGGCTCAAAAATCTCTTGTGTTGCTTCTCCAGTGGTGTGCCATTCTTCTTCAGCACCTTCTCAATCTGTGCCGGTGATAGCAGTTTTTTGGGTGCATACTTTTCTGCTGCTGGGATCTTACGCAGCAACTTGTCAACCTCTGACTCACTGCTCCACCGTCTGTTGCCTTTGCCACCGTCGATGGTCTTGAGACCACAGATGCTCTGCCCTGCTTCGATCAACTCCAGTGTGTTCTCATTGAGTTCATCAAAGAACTTGCTGATCTCCTTTGACTTCATTGCAATCCTCACACGGACTGCATCGGTGATCTCAACCTTGGCAATCTGCTCTTTGTCAATCTCACCTTTGAGCGGGTTGATCTCGTCTGGCAGACCATCGAACATGGCACCCACTCTGGTGGCACAGACCCTGCGAGCATCACAGAACCGGCAAGCATCATAAGATGGTGTGAGTTGAGTGGCATCTGCTGCTTTGCTCACTTGGTATGACTCAAAGATCCGCTCACCGATCTGCATCATCAATTCACCAAGTGTGGTGGTCCACACTTCCGCAGTGCCATCAAACGAGTGGTGGCGCGGCTGGTAGATCGCCATGGTCACCGGTGTGGTCTTTGTGAACTTGTGACCTTGTGATTGGAGCAACTCCACCAGAGAGATGGCATAGATGGCGAGTTGATCATTGCCCTCTGCACTGACCTTCTCACCGACACCATACTTCAGATCCAAGATATTGATTCCCTTCTCACCCACCACAGCAAAGTCAATGGTGCCATGCACAGACTTGTTGTAGTAGAGAGGCACCTTCTGCTCAGTGAATACTGTGGCACCACCGTGCATCTGTTCTGCCAGTTCATCCGCATAATCAATGTAGCCACCAAGATGCTCCAGAAATGACTCAGGGATCTCGGACCGGACTATGTCACCCTTGAGGCATCGGTCTGCCCAATCGTGTGCCTCAGTGCCTTCCAGTGAGTATGCTGTGTCAACCTTGGCAGGGATCATCCCTGCTGCCTTGCACTGTGCGATGTATGCTACTGACCCGGCACATCCTCTCCACTGTTTTGCAGCACTTGCTCCCCATGCATAATGTGTATTTTCTGGTGTCATAGGTTGATGATCATGTTGAGAAGAATGCCGGTGAGGACTCCAAATGCATATAGTGCGACAATGCCAATGACAGGCACTTTAGTCTCATATCGACGCAGACGGTGGTTGTTGTTGATCGGGTGGCGTTGGATGCCTAGTAGTTTCTTTGTTTTTTGTGTCATGTGTTTGGTATGTTTAGTGATTGGGTGCTGTGGTAAGACTTGCCGGACTTGTTGACCTACATTCGTGAGTGAGGTTTGCCACCGGTTACCACAGCAGATTGTTTTATTTGACCATCTCGAGTGCAGTGGTCAGTGCCATCTCAATGGCAGGATAGAATGATTTGTCACAGGTGCTGATCTTCTGACCGGCAATGCCAGCATCGTCGAGTAGGTCACGCAGTGCAGCCGGTGAGTTGAAGGCGATGAACGATTTGGCGAGTGCAGTGATGGACTCCACCGTTGGTGCTTTGACCACCACTGTGGGTGTCTCCTCTTCCTCATCCTCCAGAGTGATCTCTGGTGTGATGATCGGTGTGATCGGTGCTGGTGGATCCACTGGAGCCGGTAATGTGACCTTCTCCTTCTTCACCTTCGGTGCTGGTGCTGGTGGTGTGTCCACTGGTGCCGATGTGGTGCTTAGTTGATTGATGTCAATGCCCTTCTCAAGTATTGAGCAGAGTCTGTCTAGTGCTGGTATGCTGATTATTATGTTCATAGTAATTGGTATTGTTTGTAAATGGTTAGATGTTACACCCAGAAAACCCCACCCAATTCAATGGGTGAGGTGATTGCTGGTATGTGAGTAGATCAATCTTCTGCGTCTGGTGCGTCTGGTGCTTCTGGTGTTGCAAGTCTGATGTTCAGTTTATAAGGACCCTCATATTTGACAGAGTGACCAACGACATCGCTCATGTAGCGTCTGGCTTTTTTCTTAGCATCAGCAGCATCTCTGGCGCGGAGATCAATTGGGTGTGCTTCGTCATTATCGATGATTGCGATGTAGTTTCTGTATGGTGATAGTATTTTCATAAGTTTGGTATGGTTGATGTGTTAAAATTAGCGCGTTACAGTCGCGCCCCTGTTTTTTTAGCTGTGTCTAATTGGTGTTCCGTCATCTTCGCTGCAATCGCAATCCTCATAAGTATCAGCGCAATCTTCACAAATTTTGATTTCATCCTTTTCGGCTTTTTCAAATCTAGTAAAAGATTCGTTTATCATTTGTGCAATGGTTGCTGCGTATTTTTCTTTTATGCTAGTTATCTGCTGATCCGCTATGTCCATCATAAATACGAATTTTTTTATTTGTTGAGTGCGTAAGCAAGGATTGTTGCAGTGTCTGCATTTTCCATCGGCGTGGATGCATTAGGTGCAAACCATCTCATTCCGCGCTCCCATGCCATGTGATTCATTTTGCGAACGTAGCCCATGGATTGTAGCTTTTTACTTGCTGCAAAAATTACTTTCTTTGGATTTGAAAACGCTTCTTTTTCGCTGATTGCAAGTGCGCTTAAAACTTTTTGTGTCGGTGTGAATGTGTTGTGCATAATGTGTTTAGTTAGTGTTGTTTGGTTGGTTCAGTTTTAGTTCAATTCCTCGATTTCGTTTCTTTTTTCGTTCAGCAGTCCATCTAGAGTAAGATACTCCGATGTAGTAAAAACGTCCTCATCATATTGATACTCGAATGCCTCTTCTAGCTTATCGCAAGCATTGAGGCTTTTGCATTTTTCGATTTTTGAAACTGCAGCAGCGTAATTTTTAATTTTCATATTGTGTGTTGGTTCAGTTTTGGTTCAGTGCCTCGCGGCGGGAGAAATATGCATACTATTCTGTATGCTGTCCAGATTTATTTGCATATTTTTTCACATTTGTTGAAAATAGTTCTGCAGCCTATATTCTAGAATGGGTCCATGCAGTCATCAATTGTCACTTCTTCACCTTTTTTGGGCATAATCACCCAATAGAACGCTCCATTTTTCTTCTTCGGTGTGATCTGTGATGACTCATCACCAGAGTAGATCACACGGTCAGAATGTGTTTTTGTTAGATGCTGGAGTTGTGAGATCAACACCTTTGGTGATGGGCAGAATCTGCTGAACTGCATTTGTGAATTGCGTGTGCCAACATCACTCAGGATCTCGAACAAGGCACCCACTGTGCCGGTCCATGCTTCGGGCTTCTCGTCCTCCTCGAAGAGTTGGCAGAACAGTCTGCCATGTGCAGCACCATCGATGCGCTCAATGAGTGAATGCTCTGGGCTGCCCTCATTGATCAGGTCCAAGACTGATGGGTTGTGGTAGGACAAAGTGGGGAAACGCTTTGCTGGATCCACAATGTGTGCGGGGATGATAAACTCCTCCAGCAAGAAGTGCAAGAATGCTGGCAACTCACTGAGGATCTTTTGCTGGGTTGGTTCATACCACCCGGCTGTGGTGTTGTCGATGAGACCACCAACCATGCTCTGTGCTTTGAGTAAAATGATCTTGTCCTTGATGCCCTCGTTCATCTGTGGCAAGGTGCTGATCGATGAGTTCTCCATGTTCATCAGTCGCACAAAACGCCACCATGGCTTCACTGGGATCTTGTCGGCAAACTTCTGATGGTAGTCACCACCGGTGCCAACGGTCAGACTCTTGATCTGTTCGCCCAGTTTGGATCTGGACTTGAAGTCTGGCAGCAACACACTGGTGTCATCCAAGAACAGCAACTCGCACTGGAACAGGTCAGAGTTGAATGCAGCACCATACTCACTGAACATACTGTCTGCGTTGGTGCTACGTCCGCCAAGAAGGTGTGGCAAGATGTTATCGAGCAGCAGAGTCTTGCCACTGTTCACCTCACCGATGATGTGTAAGAATTGGCAGGGTGAAAACTTTGATTGACGCTTGCCATCATTGCGAAATGCCTTGGCACTTGAACTGGTCCAACCGTAGAACACATCGAGTTGTTGTGGTGAGTGGTCAAACATGTGTGTGAGTAGTTTTTTGATGGTTCCCCAGTCACCCTTCCTCGGTTTGATCACTGTTGGGGATCTCATCACAAGGTAGTCATAGCCATTCTCTGAATGCACACCGGCACACCGTCCACTGGCACCCTGCATGATCGCATCGATGGGGTGGTGCATCTCCACACCGGCAATGAAGGTGTCCACCGGTGATTGACCCTCACCCTGCATCTTGATGCCTCTCATGCCAACATCGATGAGTTGACGAGCCATGGATCTGCCACTCAGTGAGATCCACTTGCCAGAGATCGACTCCGTGTAATACTTGCCACCATGATAATAATACAGCACATCTTTGTGTGTGGTGATTGATGCCTCAAACCCTGCCACATCCCACTTGCCCTTGGCAATGGTTGTTGGGTAGTTGTCACCCTTCGGGTCAAAATAGACCACACGCTGGGCAGATCTGCCATCATCCGCTGCACTTACGTTGGGCATTCTTGCCACCTGTGAGCGCACTGCCATCTGTTTGTCTGCACCATAGAGACAGGCAATGGTAAAGATGGCATCCACCTCTGCCATTGATGCTTGTCGTGCGTCAAACCAGAAGTGCAGACTCTTGCCACCAGTGTCCACCACCATCTTGAGTGGCACGAACTTTGACAGCCCCATGGCGAAGGTGCTGAACTGCTGCACTACCTTCTCATCTTTGCTGTCCATCTCCAGCAGCATGTATGGTCTGCTGGCAACATTGGCATTGCACCGGGTGCTGAGTTTCTGTCCACCATTCTTCTGATCGCGGATCCATGCACCTTCTATTGATTTGAATGTGGATGGGTTGAGAAACTTGAATGCATCAAGTGCTGGGTGTGGGTAGAGGTTGACGAGATCCTCGACCACCACCAAGGTGCCAGACTGTTTGCTCACCTCTTGGATCCCGATGATCTCATCTTGCAAAAATAGATTCTTGATGATGCTGCTCGTCTTGATGCCACACTTGTGTGGTGTTGCCTCAATGATTGTGCTGAGTGGTGTGCAGTGCAGCCGGTGCAGCAGCTTCTCATCTGCTTCTGGCATGGTCACCTTGTCATCATCATCACTCGGCACATCAGTGGACCAAACAAGGTCAACCACACGTTGTGTGGCAGTGTGGTGGTCCGGTCTGGTTGAGTCATAAATTGACCTCAAATGCTCCAGTGTTTCTTCTGCTGATGCACCAGCATTCTGGCATCTACGTGCTGCTGATACTAGCCCAGCATTGTGTCCATCTCCTGCCGGTGGCAGAGTTATATTTTCTATTTTTCTCATGGTTGGTTGTGGTTGAGATGGCAAGAATGTACTGAGGTGTATGAGTTGTCAAAACTATTTTTCGCCTATTTTGGTCACCTCGGCAGATCATTTCTAACACTGATTTGAGATCTAGTGAATCAAATTCTGAGGTGATGGTCAGAATGATTTGATGAGATTATCTGCGGAAATTTGTGCAGATGAGTGCAAAAATGCTATTTGCAGAGATTTGTGCAGATAAACAGCAAGCCAAAAAAGTTGTGTTGAATGAATTCGGTTTCGTGCATTTTTTTGCACATATAAGAGAGAATCCTATATGTGCCAAGGGTTTTTTCTTAGGGCAGCAAAATATGCCTGCCCTACCCTCTGCCCCTCAAAAAGCCATTGGTGCATATAGGTTTGCGGGGAATTAGGGCAGAGGGCAGCGATTTGTACTTCTATTAGTGGAGAGGTAAATAATGTATATTATATGGTTTTTTCATGTGTTCTTCATGATGTCTCTTTATATAAGGGTACAGAAGTGCTGCCCTCTGCCCTTTTTAGTTAGATTTGGCAAAATTGCTATACATACCAATGACTTTTTTAAGGGCAGTGGGTAGGGCAGTGAAAATTCCACTGCCCTTTAGATATCTTAACTAATTTTTGACCATCTAACAGAAAAAATGTGGTGTGATGCTGGCACAGATCCGGTGGTGGCAACATACAAAAAAGTGCAGAAAATGATTGCACAAATGTCAAAACTCATTCACTCTCATCTCAGCACCACTGTGTGACCAGACTCAAATAATTTTGGGTTGAATGGTTGAGAACTGGCACACAGGGTGCAAAAATAAAAATTGACATTGGTGGAAAAATAAGATAAGACCACTTGCATGGACAGATCCATTGATCACATTGCCAGACTTGAGGTTGGCATGAAAGAAGCAAGAGTGCTGGCAAGGGTCAGTGGGATCTCTGCAAGGGCAATTGCTCAAGATATGAAGGACACCAGAGTCAATGTGACCAACTCACTCTATGTCCTATCTCTGAAAGGTTTTGTGGTGGCTGATAGAACCACAGCACCGGCACGATACATTCTTACACCACTTGGCAAGGAGGCACAAAAATGCTTAGTTTAAGCGACATCATCAATGCACTGACCAACAGAGGCATCACACCTTCTTGGTTCAGATCAAGAGAGTGGAAAACTGTTGAGCCAGCAATCCGCAACAGGTCATTTTTCAGTGCCACCATCAGCAGTGCCAAGGTTCTCACCAAGATGAGATCCATGCTGCTGGATTGGCAAGATGGTGCCACTGAGCAGACACCCGGCGGCATTGCCTACAAAGAAGTGGGATTGGCAAAGTTTAGAGAACGTGCGGCAGAGTTTTTGATACAAGAGGGATTGGCAAAAGAGGATGACTATGCTGACCAGTCAATCAAGAATGTCATCAGCAATGCCAGACTCCAACTGATCTACAACACCAATCTGGAGCAAGCAGCAACCTTCGCCGCATGGCAAGCAAGAATGCGAGATCCGGAAGCACTCAACAGAAAACCAGCAGCAAGATTCTTCCGCAGATCCGGTGCCATTATCCAGCGACCAAGACACACGGCAGCAGAGGGTGAGGTCAGACGATGGGATGATTTTGCATTCTGGACATTTCAGAATGGCAATGACATTGGTGGGTTCGATGTTCCGTGGGGTCCGTATGGGTTCAACAGTTACATGGTGCAAGAGCCGGTGAGCAGAGCAGAGGCAGAGAGACTCGGTCTGGTCCAGAAGGGTGAAGTCATCCCTGTGCCAGATGTCACACGCTATGGTGTGAGTCTTGGGTCACAGTTCAACCATGGTGTGGATGCCACACTGGATGATGTCACTCCAGAGATTCGTGCAAAGGCTCAGAAGGCGATTGTGGCGCGTCTTGGACCCGGTGCCATAGGATCAAATGGAAAACCAACACTGGATGCCTTAAAACAGGCGAGAGCAGCAATTGGTGGGCAGTATGTGCCACCAGTGCCTGTGTCACCAGTCACACAACCAGCAACCACTAGAAAAGGTCTTGACATTGAGGTTGAAAAGGCAAAATCAAACCATGAGGGCATCCTGAGAGAGTTGGGTGTTGTTGACATCAACCTTCCAAGAAGTAAAGCAATGAGGGACTTGACAGTGGATGCCATAGTTGCAATCAAAAAATTTGGGTTTGATGTTCCCAAGTCAATCACCAGTAAAAAATTTGAGAACTCAAAAGCTATTGCCTATGGGTCACACAATGGGATTGCTATGACCACTAGACCTGTCAACAGGGAACTTTTAGAGAAACAAGTGGAGATTGGTTACTGGTCACAATTCAACCCAATCATCCATGAGGTAGGGCATTTGGAACACCAGAAAGCATCCCCCAACAGTTATGATGCCAACAGCACATGGTCATTTGGTAACAAAAACACAGAGATCACATCAAAGGTGTCAAGGTATGCACAAACAAACCCAAAAGAATTTGTTGCAGAGGTTTTTGGTGGTGTCCTTTCTGGCAAGACATACCCACCAGATGTGATGGGACTTTATGCAAGGTTAGGTGGTCCCCCATTCCACAAGCACCCCTGATATTTTCACTATGCCAACAACAACCAAAGCAAAGAAGTCTGCCAGAAAATCAGCAGTCACCAAGGTGCCAGCAAAGATGGGCAGACCCACAAAACGCAATGATGGTGTCATCAAGGCAATTCTTGATGGGTTGAGTAATGGCACACCACTCACTGTCATCTGTCGTGGGTTGAGGATCCATGATGGCATTGTGCGTGATTGGATGAATGCAGATGAACAACTTTCACATGCCATCGCGTGTGCCAGAGAAGTTGGTTTTGATGTCATAGCAGCAGAAGCACTGAGGATTGCTGACACACCTGTTGATGCATACATTGAGAAGATTGGCAAAGATGGTGTGGAGATCACAAAGCAAGATGCGCTGGGTCATAGAAAATTACAGGTTGAAACAAGACTCAAACTGCTCGCGAAGTGGGATCCCAAACGCTATGGTGACAAACCAGAGATCATTGTGAACAACAACAACACTGCGGCGGGAAATGTCAACCTCGGTCAAGAGCAAGAAGCACAACTGGCACAACTGGTGGCAATGGCAAGAGCATCTGCCAAGAAGCAAGTCATCGATGTATGAAGATGACACCCACAGAGTTCTGTGTGAAGGTGTTGGGTGTGATCCCATACTTCTGGCAGTGTGAGGCAATGGAGTCTGTTGCCATGGAGCAACCCACATCTGTTGTTGCTGCCAATGGATCTGGCAAGACTGCACGACTGGTGGCACCACTGATCCTGTGGTTCCTGCATGAGTATCCCCAAGGTCAGTGTGTGTTCACATCTGGATCTTGGATGCAGATTGAGAAGCAGTTGATGCCAGCAATCAAAGTTTTCTGTGGCAAGTTCCCACACTGGGAGTTCATGGCAACAGAGATCCGCACACCGTCTGGTGGTGTTGCCTTCGGGTTCTCCACAGACAATGCTGGCAGAGCAGAAGGTCACCATCCGAAGATCAGTGGTGATGTGGATCCTGTTTTCTTGATCATCGATGAGGCAAAGACTGTGCCAGATGCCATCTTTGAGGCATTTGATCGATGCACCAGACGCTTTGAGTTGTGGGTGTCATCCACCGGCTCACCTAGAGGTCAGTTCTATGATTCATTCCACAAGAATGCTGCCATGTATTGGACCAGAAAAGTGCCAAGCACCGAATGCCCACACATCAGTGCAGAGAAAAGAGAATTGGATTTGATCAAGTATGGTGAAGGTCACCCACTCTACAGGTCCAAGCACCTTGCAGAGTTCACTGAGGATCTGGATCGTCTGGTCCTATCGGCACCGGCACTGCGGTCTGCCCTCGACAGTCAGCCGGCGGAGAATGTAGCTGGCGAGGTGATCGCCTTCTGTGACTTTGCTGCTGGCAGAGATGAGAATGTGCTGTGCATCCGCAGAGGCAACAAGGCACGGATCATCAGAGCATGGGTGGAGAAGGACACAGTGCAAGCAGCAAGAGAGTTTGTGCAGATGTTCAAAGATGAGAAACTCTCTGCCGGTCAGATCTGGGGAGATGCAGATGGACTCGGCACCGGGTTCATTGATCAGTTTGCTGAGATGGGTTGGCACATCAACAGGTTCCATGGTGGTCAGACCAGCACAGAGAAGGGTGAGTATGCCAACCTCATTGCACAGGTCTGGCATGTAGGTGCCAGAGAGATTGAGAGAGGCAGAGTCAACCTTGGTCAGTTGGACACCAAGACCTTTGAGCAGATGACCACCAGAAAGTCTGAGTGGAATGAGACAGGCAAACTGAGGTGTGAGTCAAAAGAGAAGATGGCAATGCATGGTGTGAAGTCACCAGACAGAGCAGATGCACTGCTCGGGTGCATCGTGATGGGATCGAGGATCACCGGATCCATGGGTGCTGCCACAGTGGTCAACACCTCACAGTCAGAGTTCAGACCAAGGACGGTCAGAGGGTTCAACTCAATCTGATACCTTTTATATAAGATACCACACGCTTTTACTTCACACAGGCACCGGTCTGTGCTATTGGTCAACCCATGACCAAAGACGAGAAAAAAGGAGTTGTGACTCCACTGCCATCATCCTATCGCACACAGGACTTTGACCTTGCCAATGTCACACCAGAACAGGTGCGTTCAATCCTTCGCAATGTTCGCACTGGCAGACTGGAGGATCAAGACAGACTCTTCCGTCTCATGCTCGACTCATGGAGCAGACTGCGGAAGTGTTTGAACGAGGTCAGCGGTGCAGTGGCATCTTTGCCAATCATGATCTCACCAGCAATCAGAGAAGGTGAGGAGGAACCAACACCAGAAGCACTACGGATCCATGAGGTGGTTGAACGTGCGCTTGAATCATATGCACCCAGACCAGCATACCTTGAACTGGATGGCATGGGCATGATCAAGGCAATGGTTGACGCATATGCCAAGGGGATCAGTGTGGTTGAGATCCTATGGCACACACAAAATGGTGTGGTGTCACCTCGGTGCTTCTGTCCGGTCCCAGCAAAATATCTGGCATACCCACAAGACTCCAACCAGACAGACAGATTGATGGTGGCACCAAATGGTGTGGCACAAGGTGTGCTGGAAGATTTCCCAGCAGATAAATTCTTGATTGGGATCTGGCAACAAGGTGGCATTCATCCCATTCACTGTGGCAATCTCAGAGCATTGACCAAGCAGTGGCTCGGTGCCATCTATGGCATGGGGTGGCTGATGCAATACGCTCAACTCTTTGGCATCCCATGGCGGCACATTGAGACAGACGGCAGTGCAGAGGCGATGAGCAAAGCGCAGGACCTGTTGGAGGGCATTGGTTCATCTGGTGCTGCTGTGACTGGTCCCAACGTCAAGTTGAGTGTGCTGGAGGGTGTGAGCGGATCTGCTGCCACAATGCCACAGTCTCACTTGATGGACATCGCTGACAAAGCGTGTGACATCTTGATGCTTGGACAGACACTCACCACGGATGTGGGTGCCAGTGGCAGCCGGGCATTGGGTGATGTCCATGCATCGGTGAGATCCGACATTCTGCAATCAGTTGCAACATGGGTGAGTGGGATCTACACCAACCAGTTGATCCCTGCCATCGTGACCATGAACTTTGGCAAGGTGGCAAGTGAAGATCTGCCCTATGCCACACTCGAGATCCCAGTGCCTAAGGACCAGAAAGCAATTGCAGAGAGACTAAAGATCATAAGTGAGATTGGTCTGCCGGTCACACTGAAGTGGGCTTACGAAGAGATGGGGATCCCTGAGCCACAAGAGGGAGACACACTGCTCGGTGAGGCACCACCACAGATGGAGATGCCAGATCCCATTGTGCCAGATCCAATCACACCAGCACCAGAAGAAGATGCACCAGAAGATGCACCAGAGGATCTGATTGCACTTGATCTGATGCCAACAGCAGAGATGGCACAGGCAGCACAGGCAGCACTGGATGCCAGACGTATTGCACCAATCGGTCAACGTGGCATGACTGCTGCTGGTCTGCAACGTGCGCGTGACATCGCGGCTGGTGTCGAGTTGACACAGGCAGCCCGGAACAAAATGAAGGCATTCTTCAGCACTGCTGAGTCTGGTGAAGTAGGATCAAAGCAGTGGCAGACATACCAAGGTTGGGGTGGTGATGCTGGCAAAGAATGGAGCAGCAAATGATGACAGAAGAACAATTGGCAGAGGTGTCAGCAAAATGGCTGTCACCCATCGATGAGGTCATCGCTGACCTTGTGGACAAATCACAAAGAATGACCATCGGTGCATTCATGCGTGAGGTTGATGAGGTGGTCTTGAGGATCCCTGATCTGTGGGAGCGTCTCGACATCACATCATTGGAAGAATCACTCAATGATGAGATGGTCAATGCATTTGTCAAACCACTGGAGAAGGCACTGCCAAACACGGTGCAAGCAGCCAAGGCAGATGTTGACCTAACACCGACAGCAGCGATGGCGAAGGCAGCACAGGATGCTTTGGATGTTCGCAAAACAAAACCACCATCAGAGAGAGGCATGACTGATGTTGGCATTGCCAGAGCAAGAGATCTTTCCAACAGGACACAACTCACACCTGACACAGTTGCCAGAATGGTGTCATTCTTTGCACGTCACGAAGTGGACAAGAAGGGATCCACATGGAGTGAGAAGGGCAAAGGTTGGCAAGCATGGCATGGATGGGGAGGTGATGCTGGCAGATCTTGGGCAATTGCAAAAATGAAAGAACTAGAGAATCAATGAGCATCAAAACCACAATCACAGTCACTGGTCTGGATGAGGTCACATCATCCATGTTGGCATTGCAAAGCACTGAGGTCAGACGCAGAGCAATCAATGCCGGTGCAGATGATGCACTCGTTGTGGTGAAGAAATATTATGGTGTTGGGGGCAGTGCATTGTGGAGTGGCACCGGTCCAACACAAGGAGCCGGGAGAAAAAAAACTCAGTGGTGGCGAAAAGTAGAAAGCAATTGGTCAGTGGCAAGCACATCATCCACTGGTGCCACACTTTCAAACATCAACACCGATGGATTCAGCCACAAGATCACCGGCGGCACGATCAGTGCAAAACGTGCGAAGTTCTTGACCATCCCCATTGTGCCAGAAGCGCACGGTCTATCTGCCAAGACCTACAGCAAGACAATCAAACCATTGTTCAGAGTCAAGAATCTGCTGGTCCAAGAAGATAAAGATGGCAAGATAAAACCCATCTTTGTCCTGAAGAAATCAGTCACGCAGAAAGCATGGAAAGGTGCATTGCCACCAGAGAAAACATACTTGGATGCTTATGCTGCGGGTGTGCTGGACACACTCATTGCAGAATCTGAAAAATAAGACTAACGAGAATATCAAAGTGATGGTAAATTCCACACAAGTTGAGCGCAGAACACATCACAGCAGCATTTGGAAATGGCATTGATTCTTTGACAGAATCAATCGTCTATCTGCCAGAAGGTGTGCATGAGATCCATGCAACGGTGAATGGAAAGCCGCAGAAGCGCACGGTCACAGTTGACCAGCGTGTGCTTGCATCATTTGCTGAAGATCTCGCATCAAGACTTGCTCGCAATGTCAGACCCTTTGCTGGGTTTGATCACGCAGCCGGTGCTGCATCATTCTTGCCAAAAGAGTTCCGCTATGAACACGGCACCGGGCTGGTGCTGGATGTCGAGTGGACCAGTGCTGGCAAGGCAGCAATTGAAGGAAAAGATTACTCCTACTTCTCGCCAAACTTTCTCTTGGTCAATGGCATCCCTGCAGGTCTTGCCAAACATGGCGAGATTGGGTCATTGGTAAATGAACCGGCATTTGAGGCAATGGAGAAGATTGCAGCATCTCACAACAAACAAACAGAACAACATATGATCATCGAACATCTGACAGAACTGGGTTTGATCCCAGAAGGACAGGATCCATCCACTGCGATGGAAGTGGCAAAGGCAGCACTCGCAACACTTCGTGAGGAGTCAGTTGCTGCGGCTCATGCAGAAACAATCCAAGCACAACTTGATGTTGCTGTTGCCGAAAAAGACGCAGCAGTGGCAGAGAAAGATGCTGCTGTTGAAAAAGTGGATGACCTCACCAAACAGATTGATGAACTCACTGCTACTGTTGAAAAAGTAGAGGATGAGAAGATCGATGTGATCATCACTGAAGCAGTCAATGCCGGACGCATCCCACCACAAGATGATGCCACCAAAACATTCTGGAAGAAGTCGATCAAAGCAGACAAGTCTGCTGCTGGGATCCTTGCAGCACTCCCTGCCAAACCAATCAATGGCGAAGTCATTCTTGCTGGCAAAGCAAGTGCTGAAAACAAACAAACAACTCTCACAGGTATTGCTCGCGTAGAAGCAGCATTCAAAAACAATCAACAATAAAAAAATATGTCATTATCACTCCTTGATCTTGCAAAACTAAATGGGTCCGAACAAGTTGTTGGACTAATCGAAGAAGTCGCCAATACCTCCCCAGAGGTGACCATCATCCCTGCTCGCACAATCCGTGGCACTAGCTACAAGACTGTGTCTCGCAACACTCGTCCATCCGTGGGCTTCCGCGCTGCCAATGAAGGCACTGCTGGCAGTGCATCGATGTTTAGCGAGCGTCTCGTTGAGTGCTTTATCCTCTCTGCTCGCGTGGAGATCGACAAAGCAATTGCTCGCGGCTACGAGGACGGACCAGAAGCACTCCAAGCAATTGAGGCAGTTGGCACGATGAAAGCAGCACTCAGCACCGTTGGGTCACAAACGATCTACGGCACTGCCAACAGCACCAAAGGGTTCCTTGGTCTGCAAGAGTTGCTCGCAACCTTCGGATCTGACCTTGTAGTTGATGCCGGTGGCACGACTGCTGACACTGGTTCGAGCGTCTATGCCATCCAAGCGGGTGTGCAGGGTGTGCAGTATGTCTACGGCAACGGCACGACCTTTGACTTGTCACCGTTTCGTGAAGGTGATGCAGTTGACTCTGGCGGCACCAATCGCTTCGCAGCATTCATCGCAGACCTCACCTCATGGATTGGTTTGCAGTGTGTGAACAAGTTCGCAGTTGGACGTTTGAAAGATGCAACTGCTGACTCTGGCAAAGGTGTCACCGATGCCAAGATTGCAGAACTCATCAGCAAGTTCCCAATCGGTCAGACTCCAACGCATTTGTTGATGAATCGTCGCAGTGCTTTCCAACTCTCAACGAGTCGCACGACTGCTCCAAACAGCAAACAAGAAGCATTCACTGGCATCATCCCATTCGGTATGCCAACGGAATCCTTCGGCATCCCCATCATCATCACCGACTCCATTGTCTCAACTGAGGCACTCAGCTAATTCCAACCATAAAAAAATATGTCATTTGAATTCAATCGTAATCAACAAGACCTTCGTTATACCAATAGCACTGCACTTCACACGACCGCAGCAAACTCAGCATCCATGGATCTTGAGCAAGTAGTGGGTGGTGACATCGAGCGCATCGTTGGTGAAGTAGTTTCTCCAGCATCAGTTGCCACAACTGGAAAGATCTGCACCTATACCCTGCAAGACTCTGCCGACAATAGCACCTTTGCTGCTGTGGATCCAGCAGTGACCACCACAATCACCGCTGCTGCCTCGGCACTCGCAGCAAAGACTGTGCGCTTCCGCTTCCCCCCAAATGTTCGCCGGTATGTTCGTATCGCACAGACTGGTGACACCCTCGGATCCGTGGCTGGCTCATTCACCTTCAAGGTGTTGTTCTAAAATTCTGTTTCTGTTTCATAGCGTATTGTAAAGAAAGAGGGTGGTAGTGGGTCAATCCCTGCTGCCACCCTTTATCTTTATAAACTCACATTTTCACATCATGGCTTGGACTATTCTCACATACTCAGGACTCAAGGACAGACTCTCATCTGAGGAGTTGTCTCGACTGCTGGCAGAATGTCCAACACCAGAGGACAAGGCACAAGAAATCCTGACAGCAGTCGCCCAAGAGGTTGTCTCAAGGGTCAACGCTGGACGCAGAAAGCGTGGTCTGCCACCACTGGTCAACACTGGTCTTTATATTCCCTACGGTGCCAGCCGTCACTCTTATGTTCTCGCTCGTCGAGAACTCACTGACTCTTACCCGGCACTGGCAGAGTTTAACGGTGAGGATCGCAAAGACTCGGTCCAAGAAGCCAACAATTATCTCGAGGCACTCTCTGACAACAATGCAGACAGTGATGACACCGGTGCGGCTGCCTTTGCAGTGGCATCCAGTGGTTCCTTCCAGATCAGCGGTGCCACACTCTTAAACTTTGCAGAATCACCATGAGCAACAGCATCATCAGACAGATTGTGGAGAGCATTGCAGCGACATTGAGCGCACATGCATACTTCCGCACACTGCCTGTGATACCTGTCATCGTGGAGGATCATCGTGACATCGATCAGCAGATCGAGAAGGCAATGAACTCATGTGGTGCCTTTGTTCTGGTCAACTTCTCGAACGCCAACACAGACACTGCCGACACACCCGGACCATACATGGACCAGTGTGAGTTTGTATGCACAGTGGCAGAGATCCCCAGCGTGTGGAGGCAGCAAGTTGGCAACCAATCAAAACCATCATGTACAGAGATTGCTGAGGCAGTTTCTCGGATCCTCCACCACCACACACCACTTGACAAAGAGGGTGATGCACTCACCGGTGGTGTCCTAATCTTCCAAGGCATGGCACAAGATGCCATCCCACCAATGCTTCAACAAATTATCAGATTCAATTGCCCAGTTGGGCTACAAAACACAACTCCAACACGATAGAACATCATGCCAACATTCGATAGAACAACAATTGTGCGGGGACCTTGCAAGGTCACTTATGACTCACAGACATTTTATAGCAAAGGTGCTGTGGTCTTGACCACTGCCATCACGACCTTCGATAAAGTGGCAGATGCCTATGGTCCTGTGGGCAAAGCAAAAACTGACTACACCATAACCGTGGAGTTTGAGCCAACTGGCGAGATTGAAGCACTCGCAGTGCTTTATCCACACGGCAACACAGCCATGGGTGCCAGCATCTACGGCTCGACTGACAAACCACTGGTGATTGTGTCAGCAGACAAAACATACACCATCCTCAACGCACAGATCACACAGTTGCCAGCAATCAAGTGCAGTGCCAACAACACAGCATTTGGTTCTGTCCAGTTCACTGGTCTACTCAAAAAAGCAGGTGACCCAGCACTGCTCATTGACTACATGACTGCTGGTGCTGGTGCATCTATCGGCACATCGTTTGCACCGGGCAACATTATCACAGCACCATACCAAGCAACACTTGGTGCAATGTCAGCATTCTTCTCTGCTGAAGGGTTTGACATCTCGTTTGACCTATCGCTCAATCCAGTCACAGTAGACGGCATTGGCACGGTGGATATGACCCTTGGATCTCTTGGATGCAACATCACATGTGTGCCAACTGGACCACTACAAAACGATTTTGACACATTTTTCAACTTGCTAGATGCCGGTGAGGATCTCTCGACCAGCACACTCGACATCTCAACTGCCACAGTTGGTGGTCTGAACTTTGACTGTGCCGCAGTGCAGGTCATCGATTTGGTGCGCAACTTCAGTGCCGGTGACAACCGACTTGGCACACTCAACCTTGCAGCAAAACGCACATTTTCTGCTGGCTCACCAGTGGCATTGTTCACAGTGGCAGCAGTATCTTAACACTTCACCATGTATGTCTCAATTCAACGTGGATCTGTTCTCTTTGTCCTTGCCGGTGGCGATGGGCAAAGATCAGAAACGTCCAACTTGAGGATCTCATCAGAGACAAACTTTCAACAGTCTGCATACATTGAGGCGGCAGAGTTTGTGCAGTTCTACAGAGGAGGTGCAGCAACCACTGTGTCCTTCTCATCGGTCCTGACATTCTCAACGGTGGCAGAGGCAGAGACTTATTTGCTCAACACACCGCAGGGTTTGATCAATCAGTTGGATATGACTGCCACACTCGGCAGACTCACTGCCAGTGGCACCAGACAAGTTGAGACTCTGACCTGTGTTGGCAATGCCAGCATCAATGGCAACATCAACTGGGCATTGACTGCGGCAGATGGCAATGCCAGTGGATCCACAGCAGTTCTGAGTGGTGACACACCCACACTCTATGCACCAAAGATTGCAGCATCCCTCAATGCCAGTGCTGCCTTCTCTGTGTCCAACATGGCAAGCAGTTCAGGCACCACAGTAATCATCACCAAACGCAATGCTGCTGCCGATGATGGCACTTTTGCACTGGTGACCACCAACGGATCCCCGAATCCAACAATCACAGGTGCCACTAGTGCCAACACCACTGCTGGTGTTGCACCAACGATCACCAACTCAGTCACTCTCAATGATGTGAGTGCCATGGTGGATCTATCACAACAGGGTGTTGCAATCACACAAAACGTCACAATTCTCGGAAAATATGGCAGCTAAAAAAGTCGATATTAACATCAAGACAACTGCTGACACCACTGGGTTGAAGCAAACCACTGTTGCTGCCAATAGTCTGACCACTGCAACAAAGGCAAACTCAGCAGCAATCAACACCACCACTGCCAATACAGGCAAAATGGGACAAGTTGCACAGGGTGCCGGTTACCAGATCCAAGACTTTGCTGTGCAAGTGGGTGGTGGCACAAATGCACTTGTTGCGTTCTCACAACAGGCACCACAGTTTCTTGGGATGTTTGGACCAACTGGTGCAATTGCTGGTGCAGTCATTGCAGTTGGTGCCATTGCTGCCAAGGTGTTCATGGGGATGGGTGAAGATGCCACATCCGCATCAGACAAAGCTGACACCCTAGCAGAAGCAATCAAAAAGATTGGTGAAGAAGCAGGTAAGATCAAATCAGAAGAAATCGACCTTGGCAGGGATGCAATTGAGCAAGCCATTGAACTGACAAAACTGCTTGCACAGGGATTCAAAGAAGCAACTGCACAAGAAAGAGAGTTTTCAATACAGGCAGTTGAGGGTTTGAATAAAATCAAAATTGCAGAGATTGAACTGAGAAAATTAAGAAGTGGAATCACTGACGATCAAGTAGCATCTGAGAAATTTGCAGCTAGTCAAAAACTGATTGTTGACATTGCAGATCAACAAAAGAAGCAAGAAGAAGAAAAGCGACAAGCAGCAGAGAACACTCTTGAGATTGCAAGGCAAGAAGTCATCACTAAAGGTGCTGCATTGAATGCCAGAAAAGAAGAACTGGATCTCGAGATCCAAAAACTGGCAACTCTCAAAGCGCAAAAACTAGAGTTGGAAAACATAGCCAAGCAGACATTCACTGACAGCGGGACAATGTCTGGTGCATCGGCTGGTGCTGGCATGGGAACAGTTGCCAGTAGGATCTTGCCAACTCCCGAAGCATTAGCTGCCAAACAATCACTTGCATCCACTCCATTTGATGCACAGATTGAAGCATTAAAAGCAAGCATTGAGGCAATTGCAAAAGCCACAGACGGTGGTCTTTTGTCTGATGTGGTGTCTGCTGCCGATGGACTAGCAAAAGCTCAGGTGTCAGTGCAGACAATCTCTGATTTGGTCACAGGTCAGATTGAGCAGATCGATCTCAAGGCACAAGAGCAACTAATAACTGAGAACACAGCACAACTACAGACACAAGCAAAGACCAATTCTGACTTGCTGAAATCTGCTTTTGAGAATGTGCAACCTCTCAACAAAACACAGCAAGAAGGGCTTTTGTTGATCGACAAAGCAACACAAGATGGGTTGTTGATTGCCTCAGAAGCAGTAGATGTGCAACGTGGCATTTCCATGGTTTTGTCAACTGCATCAACACAGCAAAAAATCACCATTGGCAATGTAAACAAGTTAATCCAACTTATGAATGGATTCAGTGGTGATCTACTGCAACAGAAAAAACAGATTGATGCAATCAATCAAAGATATCCGGGGATTATAAAATAATATGCCAGTCTGGACAATAGCAGGAGAAGCAGCGAAGGCATGGGATGCCACTGCTCAATCAATGGAATATCGGCAGATTGCTGATGCAGAGTTGACCTTCCGATCAATCGGTGTTGACGAGTTGATCATTGGCATCATCACACAATCACTGGCAAGCTACACACCACCAGAACTTGGACAGATCATCAAGATCTACAGATCCGGCACCCTGTTCTTTACTGGCACCGTCACTGACATTCAATCACAGAACACAAGTGGACTCAGCATCACAGTCAGTGGTCCGTGGTGGTGGCTGGATCGCATCGCCTACACCACACCGCAGACAGATAGTGCTGGATCCACAGCAGACAGACTCACTGGGGTGTTCGGCACTGCTGGTGCTGGCACCAATCTCAAGACTGCCATCGAGACAGCAATCAACACCGCAGTGGCACTGGGCGCACCAATGGCAAACATCTCCGGTGGATCTGCGGTGGCTACATATTTTGATCTTCCAAGAATCACACTCAACCAAGCATCATGCTCAGGAGTGCTGACAGAGTTGCTCAGGATTGTGCCAGACACAATGACCTACTTTGACTATTCCACTGCCACACCGACTCTGCAAGTCACACGCAGAGGTGTTGCGACTGCCGTGGATTTCACTGTTGGCACCTCACCCATCGATGCGATGAGCATCAATCCAGTCTTTGAGCTAAAGGTGAACCAAGTGGTCTTGCCGTATGTGGACAGGGACACACTTGGACGTACAGTGTATCAGACACAGAGCAGTGGCACGGCATCGGCTGGCAAGATCCAAGTGGTCACCATGGGAGGTCCAGAGTTGGACACATTTCTGCCAAATGATCTCTTTGAGAAGGCGACAGTCAAAAGCTACACCACTCTTGAACCCTTTGTCATCGATGGAGATCGACAATTTGAGAATGCCAAGACCAGAGGATTGACAAATCAGATCCAAGTGGAGGGTAGTTTTGACTATTATAGAGACACAACTTTTGCATCAGCAAGACAACGATACTATTTTCCCATCCCCGTTTATACTGACAACAATGGCAACCCTGTTGTCTATGCAGGTCAGAATTTCTTGATGTCAGAGAATTTGCCACAATGGGCAATTGATGAAAATGGACTGACACCTGTGACTGTCACTGGCAAGTGGGGATATAAATGGTTTGATCAGACAACTGACATCCCGATTTGGACTAATGACCTGCAAGTCATTTTTGAATTTCAAGCGTATAATTCAAACACTGCCGACAGTCATTTTGTGCATTATACCAATACCTACGCAGCAACTGGATATTTGGCAGCAACTGCATATCACTGGACAGGCACTGCCAGATCCAGCAGCAGCACCACAGCAATCCAACTGGCACTTGCTGCCAGCAGCATAGATGATTACTATGTGGGTCTGACGGTCACATGGAGAACATCTGCGGGTGCCTCCTTCACTGACACCATCACTGACTATGTTGGCAGCACAAGACTGGCAACACTGACCAGCACATGGTCATCTACACAAAAACCAGCAAATGGTCTGACCTACCAACTCCAAGGTCACCCACTTTATCGTGAGGCAGAATACAGTTTTCTTGCTCCTCCGGCTGGGCTTGCTGCCAATCTGCTCGCAGCACAGAGTTTCATTGTCTATGAGGGACAGATCAGCACCACTGAACAGACTGCCGGTGCCGTGCGCTATCGTGGCAAGAAGATCAACGTGATTGGATCCCTTACAGCACACAGCACCATGGGTGCCATGGTGTCGGGTGAAACACTCAATCTTTTCAGTGGTCAGACCACAATCTCTCTTGGCACTCCACCAAGGGTTGACTACAGATCCCTGACTGAACGGATCCGCAAAACACCACAGGACAACATCGTATTTGTATGAACCAGTTTGACGTAGCAATTGACAATCAAGGAAACTTGCTGGTGGCGGCTGGCACAGTGGTCAATCTGACTGCTGCCACCTCGACCACCACACACTTGGGTCAGGCAAATTTGTCAATCATTGGCAATGGACCAAGACTTCGCACGATCAGCATCAACGATTTGTTTTTTGTGGGTGGTAGTGGTGAGAGCATGGCAACCACTGGCACACTGTCTGGCACTGCTGCCCCGATTGGCTACTTTCAGCAAACCGGCACAGAGACTTGGGTTGACAGTTACGGCAACACAATTGTGGGCAATGATGCTGCCAACACCGCAGAGATTCGCATTGGCACTGATGTCATTGCCACCTTCTCGACTGCATACACCACTGCACCTGTGGGGACATTCTCGTCCACTACCTTTGGCAAAGACACTTACAATGGCGGCACACCATTCACCCTGACCACCACCTTTGAAGGTGGAGCAACTGCAACAACTGCAGAAGTTGAGATCTTCACCGGCACTGCCAATGATGGCACATACACAGAAGCATCTTTTGACACATGGACCAATGGTGGTTGGACAATTGACAGCACCACCGGGGAGATCGATGATGGCACAAATGTAGTTGCCAGTGCCACACCATATGGCAGAGATCCCACCAACACCTACGACTCAACCACCTACGGTGCAGACACTTACAACAATGGTGCATCATTTGTGATGGTTGTGTCACTGCTCGGCAGAGTGCCAATGACAGGTTTTGTCTACGTCGAGATTGTTCTTGCTGCTGGTGTGTTCTCAACTGCTCGCGGTCCATTCTTTGGCACCTCTCTGCCGGCAAACTCTGCCACACTTGAGGTGGTGCCTATCGCCTACTCAGACGGTGCTGGGATCCTCACACAATTTGTCAATGGCGCCATCCTCTATCGATGAAAACTCCAGCATGTATTTTTTGCTATTCAGGAGATGCCTTGCCAGTCAGGGAGTGCATCACCGGTGCAATTGCTGCTGGTCTGGTGCCATATGTGTTTGACGACTCACATGCTCCACTGCCTCGGCACATGGTGGCATGGATCCAAGACAATGGTGGGCATCACATCCTCACTACCTTTGAACGCAATGGCAATCTGAACGGCACCAAGTGTGCTGTGGGCATTGTGCGGTCCATGATCCATGCCATGATCCTCTGCCGGTCAACCATTGCCATCAAGATTGACAGTGACACACTCATCATCGATGCATCACCATTCTTGGAGATGTCCACTGGTGTCTGCTCACTGGAGATTGACAGGAGGGATGCGTTTGGGTGTTGCTACAGTCTGACCATGGCAGATGCTGTCGAGGTCTACATCCACCTGAGTGATGGTGAGGTCAGTGATGATGTGCCAGAGGATCTTGCCATCTGGGGAGCAGTCTGTGAACTTGGTCTGCACCACAAGATGCACAACTTTAACCCTGCTGGTGGTGCATTCTCAGCAGTGCCATCATCGTTTCACCCGGCAGAGTGTCAGAAGTTTTCTGTCTGCACATTTGGCAATTCTCCGCGCACACCAGAGGGTGTGACAATTTCTATGCAAAAGTTGAATAAATTCTTGCAATTACAAACAAAAAATATAATGTAATCGCCATGGCTTATACAGGTGCAAATTTTGAGTTCTGGATTGGTGAGGACATCACAATGTCTTTGACCTGTTTGCAGTCTGACGGCACTGCCTTCAACCTCACTGGATACACTGCAGATGGTGTCTTGAAAATCAACCCATCATCAGCGGTGGCACTGGATCTGGTGCCAACAATCCCCACACCGGCAAATGGTGTGGTGCTGGTGTCTGTCAACACAGCAGCAGTGCCAGCCGGTGTCTATGGATGGGATGTCCAGATCAAACTGGGTGCCAATGCACCAATCGTGATTGGCTACGGCACAGCAAAACTCAGAAAGAAAAACACACCATGAGCAGTCTTTCAACCGTAGAAATCAGAATTGCCAGTGCCAATCCATCACTTGTGGAGTTGCAAGCAACTGGATCCCCAGCAGTGGTGCAGATCAACATGGGTCCCACTGGACCAACTGGACCAACTGGTGCATCTGGGGGATCAACCTCGGCATGGAACTATAATGCCAAGACCAACGCAACGAGTGGCTACCCTGGTAACGGCTACCTATTATGGAACAATGCCACGCAGACAAGCGCAACAAGCATACTTGTCTCACACCTCACCGATGACGACACCGACATCGAGCTTTTCCTTTCCTTTTTCGTCGTCAATCAAAAAATCTTCATTCAAGACCGCGACGACTCAGCCAACAACCAAGTATGGCTAATTAGCGACACGCCAACTGTTACTGACGCTGGGACATCGACGGCATACTACACTTTTCCAGTTACGTTAGTTTCATCGGCAGGGTCGGCATTTACCAATAACCACTCGCTTTTATTTGGGCAAATCTCAGTCGCTACAAACGCCGTCACAAGCGCGACTACAAGCGATGGGACGGCGGCTTTGTTTGTTGACACTTTACAAGCTGAGACTTCGATTATCTGTGTGGGTGGAAATATCGTGTGTAATAGCACGCTTTTTGCATTTCTTGGCAGAAATTACGGAGGTGGAATCCTTGGTGCAAATGCGATTGATGGAAGTGGAAACGCTTGTTTTACTTGGGGCGTTAGCGATCAAAACATGACCATAAGCGCAGGCACGGCGTTGACTTTTAACAACACATCATTTACCTACGGCACAGGCGCGGCATCAGCGCATGTAACCGCTCTAGGCTTACCAGCTGCAAATACGATTGCGACTCTAGCAGGTAGCGAAACACTCACCAACAAAACGCTGACATCACCAGCAATCAACTCGGCGACATTTGGCACGGCGGCGACATTTAACGCGACGAGCTACACGTTCGGCGCGGGGGCAGCGGCAGCATTAAACACCGCAATCGGAACAAGCTCGGTTGACTCTCGCATCGCATCATTGTTTGCCGTGCCGTTCCAATTTGCTCAAGATAATTTTTTAGGGAGATGGTTGACTGCTTCGGGGAATAACTCATTTAACTGGATACTTGTGGGATCAGCAACGAATTGGAGTGATTCAGCTTTTAATGCATCTGGATTTCTTGGCGGCGTAAATTTGATGGTAAACAATGCAGCATATTTTTATTACATTGCAACTTGTGCGGCAGCATCAATCGCCAACTTTAATGGCGTAGTTTTTGATCAAGTTTTCAACATCAACACAAGCATTGCGAGTGAAAATATCTTTATCGGCATTAGAAATACAGCAAGCGCAACAGCAGAGGTGGGAAGGCGTGGTTTGTATTATGAAGCGGGAGTCGATACTAATTGGCAGCTACTGCATGAGACGAGCGCGGGTGTAAAAACGAAAGTTGATACAGGTAAAGCTGTCACACTAAATCAAATTGTTAGAGTAACAATGAAATTTGTATCAGCAACGCAGACCGATATGATTATTGCCACATCAACAAGCACAACGCCAGTAACGGTATCGGCAACGAGTGGATTTAGCTGCACTGGCAGTCTTGGACTTGGTTTTTGGCTACAGTCAACAACGGCAAACAATAAATACTTAGCCCCGATGCGATCAACCGTGGCATGGCAAACATCTACTCTATAATTTTATGGACACATCACTAACAACGGCAGAATTTGAAAAGGGCTTGACTCGCAAAGGGATCATCGCAACTAAGCATCTAGCAGATACTCTCAACGAGTGCTATGCTGATTTTTGGCGGCGTGACAAGCAAGTTATACTCGACAGCATCAACGGCAATCTTGCCGCCACTCTCGAACGATTCGCGGCAAACTCAGAACTTGGCGCGGCGGTTAATTCTCAGCTTGAAAAGACCGACATTATCAGTCGCGTGATCGTAACAATGCCAACTGGCTATAAATTTGCGGATGGTAAATTTGTTTACACCGCGCCAATCGTTGAATCATTTACACCTATCGAAAATGAAGTTTGATCTACTCACAGAATTCTCAATTGGCATATCGAAAACACTCACGTTGTTTTGCAGCAGCGGATTTAGCTTTTTACTCAGCACGGAAATTCCAGCCGAGCTTGGTTTGGCTAAATATGCCAGCGCATTAACTGGCTGGGGGTTAGCCATCGCATGTATTTTTGTTCTAACTCGGACGGTAAAACACCTATTCGAAAAGCTGGAAAAGAAAGATGACTACATCAAGGAATTGCACGAGACGGCATTGAAAAAAGCAGAGGGAAACAAATGAACTACCGCATCTTACATCCGACAAAAGAAGGCAAGCGCAAATATCGCTTTGCTGCAGTTGGTGTGAATTGCACGACTCTAAAAGGAAGGCTTTCACAGCATCCAAACGTAGAATTTTATAGTGCCGATGGGGTGCTTAGGGCATGGATTAAAAACGGCTGGATTTTCGCGGCGAACGAGTATTTTTGGAACGGATGCAGCCCGAAAAAATACGTCGGTTTTTATCCGCTCGGAGCGTGGATTGGAACGCCAGACTTTGCCGGCACCATCGAAGCATCATTTTGGCACGATGTTCTTTTCCAATTTTCGGCAGTCGGCATGTATGACGCGCACGATGCGAACTATCAATTTCTGCACCTCATGGAGCGAAATGGTTTTTTGCTTGCCAGTCATTATTACGATGCGGTGGAAGCATACGGGGATAAGTATTTTGGAAAAGATACAGAAGGCGTTTATGTAAAAATCTTATGAAAACAATACTAGCAATCATCATTTTATCGCTGTCATCGTGCGGCGTGGTTTACAAGGGTAAATTCGGGACTTACACCGCGTCACCATCGGGCGTGATTATCATCGAACCCTCATACGCAAAATGAAGCCATTACAAGCAGCAATAGTCACAAAAGCGATTGACGAAATCGGGGTGAGAGAATCGCCACGGAATAGTAATCGCGGAAAGCGAGTTGATGAATACAAGGCGGCTACTAATTTGGATGCAAAACAAGCATGGCCGTGGTGCGCGGCATTTGTCTGTTTTATTGTGAGGGAAGCAATGACAAAGTGCGGAATCAAACAGACTGCCACTTTTAAGCGACCTACCACGGCGGGTGCATGGGATTTTATCCGTTGGTCAAAAGAGCAAGACAACAGCACTACAACGCTCGTATCGCCAAAGGCAAAAGACATTCAACCTGGAGACATCATCGTATTTAAATTT